CTCGCTGGCTACCGCCACTGTTAGCGGCGCTTCACAGACCGGCCAAACTCTTACGGTGTCTGCACTCGGCGGCACGATTAACGCAGGCGACGTGTTCACTATTGCTGGCGTGTACGCGGTAAACCGCGTCAACTACTCTTCGTTGGGTACGTTGGCGCAATTTGTCGCTACCGCGAATGCGGCGGCTAACGCTACGTCTATTTCGTTCTACCCGCCGATCATCCCACCGGCCTCGTCTACTCCGTATGCGGGGCTGCCTTACACCCCGCAGCAGTACCAGACCGTTACCGCCAGCCCGGCGGCCAACGCAGTCCTTACGCCGTTTGCCAATGCTTCGGTAACGTACAGAGAGAACATGGCCTACGCGCCGGATGCGATCACGTTGGTTGTCGCCCCGCTTTGGATTCCGCCCAATGAAAAGGGCGTCATTGCAGCGGCGCGGCATGAGTATGACCGTCTTAGTATGCGGTCCCTCGTGTGCTACGAGCCATCGACCGATCAGCCAATAGACCGCTTGGACATCCTGTTTGGTTCAGGCGTGCCGAGGCCGGAGTGGATCGTGCAAGCCGCCGACTCTACGCCGTAATATTTTCAACTCGTATATTTAACGCAATCTTTTTGAAGGAAAAATATTATGATTGACCCAGTAAACCACGTTATTGACCCCGTTACCGGCTTTGCCATCCACAAGGACGACGGCCATATTATCGGCCTCGAACAGGCTGTGCCGCCTGTTGTTGTAGGCAAGGAATGGCCCAAGTGGGTCGTTGCCCACGACAGCCAGGTTGTCCGCAAGGAAGTTGAAGGCTACCCCACGGCCATAAGTACCCCTGGCTTTGCGGAGAGCCACGTCAATCGCGCTACCGGCGAAGTTACTGTGCTGGTAGCCGACGAGGACGAAGAAAAGCGCGCCTTGGGAGAATACAAAAAGCCCGACGGAGAACCGCTGGCGGATGACGACACTATCCGTCGCGCGGTGCGCCGTGATATTGACGCGGCTAATGTTTCATTGGCTGCGGAGGTCAATACCGACGAGGCTGAAAAGCAGAAGGCTATCGAGGACGAAGAAGTTGCGCGGCGCGTTGCCGAACAGCAAGAAGTATTGGCTAAGAATGCCGAGGCGGCGCTTGAGGCCGCCAAGGCGCAACGCGAGCGGCTTGCCGAAAAGCTGGGTGCGCCGGTTGACCCGACTTACGTGGCTTCGGCCAAGCCCTATGTGGCTGAGCAGGTTCAACAGCCGCTACGCTACGCCCCTCCCCCTGCTCCTAACCCGGCGCGGGCTGCGCCTGTCTACAACAACCCCGAAACCAAAGGATAGTAATCTATGAGCGGCTTTGTTCTCCCTACCAAACGTGAAGCAGGTTATCTCTCGCCCGACATAGCCGGGGAGGGAGCCAAAGTCCTTATGTCCGATGGCGAGGTGGTGAGTTTTAACTTGCCGCCGCCGAAACCAGTAATGCCGGATTGGAGTGAAATCAAATCAATCCGGCATTACTTCAACCGTACCGGCTTTAGGGTCTATCCGGCTTGGCTTTATCACCCGACCGAACAGCCGCGCGTAGTAAAGGACGAACACGAGGCTGCTGAGCTTGGCGTCTGCTATCGTGAGGCCACTGTTGAAGAGAAAGGCCGTTACGGCTTGGATCGCGTATGGGACTGGAAAGACGATAGCGTGTGGCGTCCACAACCTTATGCCGGTACGACCAAGTTCAATCCGAACAAGGCCGAACAAGGCAAGGTGTATGTAATTACGCCGCAAAGCCAGAACTCAAGCAATAGAGAAATGTTGGAATCCGCCCTTCCCGCTGTAACTGCGGCGGTAGTCGCCGCGCTTAAACAGGGCGGTTCGGTAGGCCCTGAGAACGTAGACAAAGCCCAATGGGATAAATTTCTTGCGTTCCAAGCGTGGGAAAAAACCCAACAGGCAATCGACGCCATTGTGCCGGCAAGCGGCGCGTTGGAAGAAGTAGAAGAAAAGGGCGTTGAACTATCTGGTGAAATCGCGCCAGAGGTTGAAGAGCCCCTTACGGAAACCGGGTTGCCGCCAGAACAGGAACGCAAGCTTTGGGAAGAAGAGGCTGTGCGTAAGGGCTTGAAGGTTGATAAGAGATGGTCCTTGGACCGGCTACGCAACGAAGTTGAGAAGGCCGCCTAATGGCAATGCCTCCTGCCGAACCGGCGCTGCCCGTCGATACTTGCGGGCTATTGCTTACTAACGCGCTGGTTGACGCTGGAATTTTGGGTATTGACGAGTCGATTGAGCCGGAAATGCTCAACCGGGCCTTTAAGCAGGCCAACTGGCTTCTGGCACAGTGGGCTAGGAAGAGGTGGCTGGTCTACCGACTTCAAGATTATTCGGTTGTCTGTACCGGGGCGCAAAGCTACACAGTTGGGTTGAAAGGCAATATCAATATCAACCCGAGGCCCGACCGTTTAGAGTACGCCTTCCTTCGATTTCTCAACAACCCGCCGGGCGGCAACCTTGCGGTTGATATTCCCATAGAGATTATTCAAAGCCACGAGGACTACTCCAGAATAACGGTCAAGAATATTGGCACGATTGCGTGGCGAATTTTTTACGACCCGGTTTGGCCTGTAGGTGTATTATTGCCTTGGCCTGTTCCTCAATCTTCAATCTATGAAATACACGTCGGGTTTAAAGTTGTCCTCCCTCGTTTCGACGCAATCCAACAGCCTATAAATTTTCCGCCAGAATATGAGGCTGCTTTGAATTGGTGCTTGGCTAGAAGATTTAGGGCGAGCTACCAACTGCCGCCTGACCCTTCGGTCGATAGCTTGGCGCGTGATGCCTTGAACACAATAAGGCTGGCAAATACCGCAATGGGCGTATTGAGAATGCCGGCGTTCCTTCGTAACCGTGGCCGAGCCTATTCCTATCAATCTGATGACGTTGGTACTTAATTTATTTCAAGGAGAGTTATTATGAAGGACTTTTTTAAAGTTGTTGTTTCTACGCTGTTGTTTATCTTTGTATCAGTAGCAGCTTTTGCCGTGGTAGGACAAAAACCGATTCCAGGTAACGGCCCCGGGTTGACAGACGGCACATGGCTTGATGGTCTAGCCGGAGGTTCAAACTACAAATTTCAATATGCCATTACAGCCGTTGGGACTAACCAAGCCACGGCGGTTCAATTGCCGGCAAATATCCACCTTCTTGAAGTAGACACCGCCGGTTCTGGCGGCGCTACCGGAGTTGCTTTGCCGACTTGCTTAGGCGGTACGGAAGTCGTTATTGACGACAACACGGCTTACACTATTGATGTGTACCCGAACGTCGCAAACAACCCGATTACGGCAGCGCAAGATACAATCAACAACACTACATCAACTACTATTACGACCTACGCATCCAAGTTGTTCACTTGTGGGCAGAACGGCGTTTGGGCAGCTAAATAATAAACAGGATAAATGATGAGCAAGGGCATGAACCGAGAGCGGCGCAGGGAAAAACAGCGTAGGGAAACTGCGCCGCAAATGTCTGTATTTGTGGACGATGTGGCGAAAGAGAATAAAAATGAGACGCCGCCTGCAACTTTACGGCTGGTTCGATTCGAGGACGGAGACGTTCCGGTTAAGCAAGTTGCCGCCGGACGCCCCGGTACGGTTGTCGATACCGTTCAACAGCCAGAACGAAGCAATGGAAGCGGCGGAACGCAAACGAGCGGACATATTGTGGATGCCGCCGCTGACGATGGAACAGATGGGCTATCACTTGTCGTAAGGTCTTTTGACGCGATAGAGATAAACAAGGTCTACAACGACCCTTCGGTTTTTCCGTTAGTTGCCACGCCTGATAGTGGTCCTATTGACGCTACGCCTTTAGTTGCCGACCAGCGCAACGTGCTGCTTATGGCCGAAGGTGGTGGCGTCTTCTTTGCTTGGCAAGAGCCGGGCGTATACGAGGTACATACGGCATTCTTAGAAGCTAATAGGGGGCGGCTAGCTATCAAAGCCTCCTTGCAAGCCTACCGTTGGATGTTTACCCATACCGACTGCATGGAATTGCTAACCCGCGTACCGGCTATTAACCCGGCGGCGGAAGGCTTTTGCAAGCTGGTTGGGGCTACCAAGGAGTTCGAGCGCAAGGCTATTTGGAAAACCGAAAGCGGATTTGCCGATATGTCGTTTTGGTCCTTGCGTTACGACGACTGGGTTAGAAAAACTACTGCGTTGAAGAAGGCCGGGCAGAAATTTCACAAGAGGCTGGCGGAAGAGTACGCAAGGTTTGGCCACAGCGAGCCGCTACACGCCGACGAGGACTGCCATGATTTACACGTCGGTTCTTGCGTAGAAATGATCTACGGCGGTCAATTAGACAAAGCCGTTGTACTCTACAATCGTTGGGCGCGTTTTTCCGGTTACGCACAAATTGGTCTAGTGGCACACGACCCGCCGGTAATTGATATTGGCGAGGCACTTTTACAGATTACGGGTGAAACTTTTAAAGTTGTTTTGGTACGTTAAATGGTTGCAATACCACTTACATCAGGGGCGTATAGCGCACAATCCAAGATCGCCAATGCGCAAAGATGCGTAAACCTCTATGTTGAAACAAATCCGCCTGAGACTACCCCTCTTGCTCCTACTACTCACTATCCCCGCCCCGGCCTGACAGTTTTAAGCGTGCCGCCAGCCCCGGGGGCGGGCCGTTGTCTTTACGGGGCGACTGACGGAAGTCTATACGCCGTAATAGATCAAAGTGTTTACTATATCGACCCGGATTTTAAATTCAATCTTCTAGGTATGACTCTTACGCCCAGCACCAACCCGGCATCAATGGCGGACAACGGGGGCGACATTATTCTGGTTGATAATTCGCCTAATGGTTATGACATCAACCTAAAGACCCACGCATTTACGCAAATAGGCGATCCTAATTTTGTGGGTTCGACGCGCGCCGACTTTATTGACAGCTTTCTGATTTTGAACATCCCCGGCACTAACCAATGGTACTGTACTCTTTCGGACCAAATTGTTTTCAACGGGCTTTACCTTGGGCAAAAAACCGCGTGGCCGGATAATATCCTTGCTGTAGTCGCCATAGAGCGCGAGGTTTGGCTGTTCGGTCCTAAGAAAAGTGAGGTGTGGTACAACGCAGGTACGGTGCCGTTTCCGTTTCAGTCCCTGCCTGGAAATATTATTGAACAAGGCTGCTGTGCTGCTTATTCTCCGGCAAAGATGGATACCAACGTCTATTGGTTGTCGCAAAGCCCGGAAGGCGACCGTATGGTGATGATGGGCAATAACCAGAATGTTGCCCAACGTATTTCAAACCACGCTATCGAGTACGAATTTCGCAAATACGCGAGGGTTGATGACGCTATTGGCTCGGTCTATCAAATAAGCGGCCACTCTTTCTACAAACTGCATTTTCCAACGGCTGACAAGACTTGGGGCTACGATCAAGCCACGAAAGAGTGGCACGAAGACAACGCTATAGATCAAAACGGTGTGTTGCACAGGGCGCGGAATACTTTTACGGCGTTCGCCTACGGCAAGAACGTGGCCTTGGATTGGAATAACGGCACGTTGTACCAGATTGACCCGCTCGCTTACACCGATGGCAATATGCCAATAGTTTGTATCAGGTCGTTTCCACACGACCGTACAATCAACTTGTTTGGTTTCCCCAGCGAGCTTAAGCGCATTAGCTACCAGGCTTTCGTTGCGGATTTTGAAACAGGCACAATGCCCGACAGCGGCGAAGGGCCGTTTTTAAGCCCTTGGAGCGCCGGGTTTAGTACGGGCTTCGGACCTTTGAGTTATACGACCGCGCCTGCAATTGTTATGCGTTACTCGAAAGATGGCGGTAATACTTGGAGCAACAACAGGGCCAAGACAATG